CACCACCGCCTCCAAGACCACCGTCACCGCCTCTTCCGCCGGCGCCGCCTCCGTTGAAACAGCCACCGCCGCCGCCGCCGAACCCACCGGGTGCCGCTAGAGTACCGCCGTTGGTGCCGCCACCACCGCCTCCAAGGCCACCAGCACCGGGGAAATTGCCGCCACCACCACCGCCACCGGGACCGCCATTTCCAGATACGCCGTTTGCCTGTATCGGGCCGTTGCCTCCACTGCCGTCTAGAGACTGCTCTATCCAACGGATAAGTGGGCTCTTCCCTCCCGAAGAGCCGCCGTTCCCAGATAGGCCAGACGTAACACTTCCACTGTTAGTTACTACGTAACTGGCACTGGCCGCACCCATCCCGGAACCACCATTGTTGAGAAACCCAGCGGACGCTGTACCTCCACCGCCGCCGCCAGTACTCCCGGAAAAGCTACCATTGTTACCAACGCCAGCGCCACCGCCACCGCCGCCACTGCTTCCGCCTGATCCACCGATTGAGCCGGCACCACCCGAGCCACCACCTCCACCGCCAGTGGAGCTACCTGTACCGCCTGCACCGCCGTTCCCATACATAGAACCGGCACCACCACCGCCACCGGAATTACTGCCGCCCCCGCCGTTTCCGCCGCTGGCCGTAAAAGCGCCACGCAAGCCTGTAGCAGCAGTTCCGGTGCCACCCGTGCCGGTACCGCCGGTTCCGCCCGTAGCGGTAAGAATTGTGCCGCAAGACGTAGTACCACCCGCCGCGCCCGACGCACCAGCTGCACCAATAGTAAAAGCGGGCAACACCTGCCCCGGCACAACGTCAAGAATAGCATAGGCAAATCCGCCACCGCCGCCGCCACCAGCGCCGTTTCCTCCGCCACCACCGCCGCCAACCACAGCAACGCCAACTTGATAGACGTTAATAGGCACAACCACGTTAGAGGTGTTTTGCGTTATAAGGCGGGCCTGACGCCACTCAGGCGGAGCTATCCGCGTCGCATAGTTAGGCGGAAGCGGATACCCGTAAGTGCCACGGTTCATTAGAAGTTACCTCCGTATGCAGTCACGCGAACACCCGTCTGGGCAATGCTAGTGGCGGCACGCAGCGAGTGCCCAGTAGGCAGCGTCAGCGGCATGATATTTGAGTTGCCGTTGCTGGACAGGAGAACCTGAAAAGCCGGAGCAGTCGTGCTGCTCGTGACGGCCTGCACAGGCACCTGAGTCCACAGGATGTAGTTCGTGCCATCGAAGACAAACAGATTGATCAGGCCCGCGACCGTCGTGGCCACGCCCTGAATGTCGATATAGTCGATGCGCGTACCGGAGGCGCCAGCCGTCAAGACGGTACCGACAGTGGTGGGCGCTGTGAGTGACGTATCAGCCGTTGACAACGTTGCTGAGCCGAAGACTGGTGTTGAGGCGTATTGAGCAGACGTAGCCATGTTTTGCTCCTTAGATGATACCAAGCGCGGACTGGGGATCACCCGGTGCCGTATTGCCGCCGTTTACGAATAACACAAATGGTTCTGCGCCGCTAACCGGAGCTTGTGAAACCCACGTTGTCCCGTTTGAAGTGAGAACATTGCCCGTGGTGCCCGACGAAGACAGTCCCGTACCACCGTTCACAGCCGGCAATATACCCGTCAGGCCGCCGGTAGCCGTAAGCGTACCGGTGACAGTCACGTTCCCTGCGAACGTAGCGGACTGATCTACGCCAAGCGTGAGTGCAGTGGTGCTGCCATTTGTTTGGAACACCAAAAGGCCGGTCGTATCACCGGTTACGGCGATGGCCTGACCACTGGTGGTGCCTGATTTGATTGTGCTCATCTTAGATAACCACCCACCGAGCGCCTGATGAAACCGTCACTGCCATCCCTGAGGGGACTGTGATGGGTCCAACAGACATAGCGTTCTGCCCTGAAACAACCGTATAGCTCTCAATAAGCGTGTTGTCGCTGATGAAAAAGCTGTTTGATGCGTTGAACGCCTTCGATTTCAGAATCCCGCTGAGCGGATTGAACGTGTAGTTCGGGCTGCTCGTGTAGACCGTGACAGCGGCGCCAGACGTGGCATCCGCAAAGATCGGGAACCGAGTAGCGTTCGTGGTCGTATCGTTGCTGAGCGTGGCCCCAGACGGCCCGGGCGTGGTCGATACCCACGTCGTACCGTTGGACTGCAGGATGTTGCCGTTAGCGCCCGGTGCAACAGTCTGAACCGCGCTGGTGCCATTGCCGAGAATGACGTTGTTCAGGGTCAGCGAGGACGCGCCCGTACCACCGTTAGCGACCGGCAGAATACCGGAAACCCCGGAGGTAAGCGGAACATAGCTCCAGCTTGCGGACGTGCCGTCTGTGGTGACAAACTTGCCGGCGTTACCAGTCTGGCCGGGAAGAGCGACAGAGAACGCGGTGCTGACGACGTAGGCTGTCGTTGCGATCTGCGTGGTGTTCGTACCGGCGACGGCGGTCGGAGCGGTCGGAACCCCAGTGAGCGCCGGGTTTGCGCTGAGGGCGACGACTGTGCCGGTGCCGCTCGTACTGTAAGACGCGCCCCAAGCACTACCGGTCGAATACGCGATGCCAACAGGCGGGAACGTGTCAGGGCCGGTTCCGGCAATCGTAATCGAGCCAGTGCCGTTCGTAATCGAGATACCGGCGCCGGCGGTCAGCGTGGCTTTCGTCAGCGTGTTGCCGGTGGTGTTGCCGATCAGCAACTGCCCGTTCGTGTAGGTCGTCTGGCCGGTGCCGCCCTGAACCACGCTGATTGGCGTCGTGAGCGCCGAGAGGGACGTGATGTCCGCGTTGGCGCCGGAGGCTGCCGCACCCAGAGACGCCCGTGCAACAGCCGCATTGACCGCCGTAAACACGCCGATACCCAGCGACGTGCCGCCCAGATTGATGAGCGCCGTGCCAGCTGTCGTCGCGCCCGTGCCGCCCTGAGGGATGCCGATTGGCGTTGACAGGTTGTTCGTGTCGGCCTCGACGACGTTCGTGCCGTCGCAGTAAAGGATTGCAGCCCCGTTCTGGACGACAGCAATGCCCGTACCGGCAGCGGTCTTCACGGTCAGGCTGTAGGCCCCGGTCGTGGTATTCCGCACCCAGTACTGCTGAATCGTGTTCGGCACGATGATCTGCATGTTCGCGGTCAAGACGCCGCTGAACTGGTAGGCGATACGGTTCAGGTTCGTGCCAGTCAGCGTGTACGGACTCGGCTGACCGGTCAGGCTGATCGACACGTAATCGAACGCGAAGGTGGCGCTCTGACCGTAGCCAATCGTATAGAAGCTGGTGCCGTCTGTCAGGATCCGGGCGCTGTCACCCGGGTTGAACACCAGAGACGCTTGCCCGTTGATGAGTTCGCCGCCAGCCGGGGCAATCGTCAGGCCGCCTGAGCCTGAGTTGCGCGCGTCGAAGAACCAATCGTTCCCAGCCGTGACTGCGGACGGCATCGTGAACGTACCGGCGCCGCCGTTCCAGACGAGGACGCGAGCGCGGTCTGAGGACGTGAGCGTGTAGTCCGCCGAGAGCAGCGTCGTCGGAGCCGCCTGATTCAGCGTCGTCGTGATGGCCTTGAGGCCGGCGCCAGCCAGCGCACTCGCGGACGGGGACGACGTGCCAGCGCCGTATTCAATCGCGCGCCACGTGCCGTTTACGGTCGCGTTGCCTGTGAGGTAGATCTGCCACGCTTCTCCGGAAGCAATCGTCTGAATCGTGTTGCCGCTGTTGTCAGCGACCGTGAACGAGAACGCGCCGACGTTGAAGAACAGCGCCGTCTCGCCGACCGAAGCCTGAGTGGCGTCGGGCATACGGATCGTGAGGCTGCCCGCAGACGGCGTGACATCCATGATGGACGCGACGACGTCGGTGTTCGTGGCGACTTCGGTTGGCCACGTCAGCGTGACGTTGGCAGTCAGTGCGATGGCGCGATAGCTGACGTTCGCAGCGTAAATGTTTGTTCCACCGAAGGTGTTGACGAAAGATGGCACCTGTTAATCCTCCCTGCGGATGATGCCACGATCAGCAATCTGGCGGATGTCTTCGCCGTTCAGCGCGGCGACGGCTCGGTCGTAGAATCCTTGCCAGATCGGGATGATCTCTTCGTTCTTGAGGAACGGGGCGGCCTCCATAAGCGAGGCGTAGAGCAAGGCGTTTGGCGCGTATTCCGTGAACCAGTTCGTTTGAACGTCGTCACCGAGAAGCGGCGGCAGTTCATAGTAGATCAGTTCGTA